CTTGAAGGTTACGTATGTGGCTGGCCCGTATCGGGCTGACACCATTCGCCGGCTGATGATGGCTCTCGTAGTAGATCGAGATGGGCTAGTTCTGTAGGAGGTGATCCAGCTATATCCCGCTGCAGCAACAGCGGTCTATAAGCGGGAGGTGAGCGCCTGTGTGACTCTTGAAGAAATAGTCAGGCTAGTTAAGGAAGGGAAGTTTTACAAGTCCAGCGCATGGGAGAAGAAGCGCCTGAAGATTCTTGAACGGGACAACTACGAGTGCCAGGTCTGCAAAGAAGAAGGCAGATTCGCTCCGGCCACAACGGTGCACCACCTCAAACACCTAGAGGATAGGCTGGACCTGGCGCTTGATGATGATAACCTGGTGAGCGTATGTGCTGCTTGCCATAACCGGGAGCATCCGGAGCGGTTTATTCACCGGATTGTACACCGCAAGAGAAACGAGTTGATTGAGAGGTTCCCGGAGCGGTGGTGATACCCCCCTAGTCTGAGAAATCGACTTGCAAGCGGCTTTGGGGACCGGCGAGGGGGGCTTGCCAACGCGGATTTTTCGGTTCTTCATATGAGGTGTGGCGATTTTTCGGCAGATTTTAGCTTTTGGAGGTGAGGAATGTGGCTAGGATAAAGAAGAGCGAACTTCGAGAGCAAATTAGACAGGATTTGATTGACCAGCTGGAGCGCCAAGGGATTTACGGCCGGCATTACCTCGACCTCGTAGAGGACTATATGGCCCTATGGGACACCAAGAATGCGCTCATTTCGGATATCCAAAACCGCGGTGTCATGAGCAAGTACCAGAATGGCGAGAACCAGTGGGGCTACAAGAAGAATGACAGCGTGGGAAACCTGGTTAAGGTAAACAAACAGATGCTTATGTTGCTTAAAGAGCTTGGTCTGAGGGCGGAGAATTTCGAGGCTGATTCAGATGATGACGAGGAGATGTAGGCTGTATATCGATGAGTATATGGAGGCTATCGAAAGTGGCAAGATACCGGCCTCTAAGCGGCTCCGGAAGGCCATGCCTTATATCAGGTCAAAGCTGGACGCACCGGGAGTATATATCGATGAGGAAAAGGTAAAAAAGGCCGTCGAGCTTATCGAGAAGTACTTCGAGATTAAGTTGGTGCCTTGGGAGCTTTTTATTATTGCCCTTGTTCATGCCTACCATGAAGACGGTACGCTGGTATTCATGGAGTTTTTCATCTTGGTGGGGCGTGGCAACGGCAAGAACAAATTCATCTCAGGCTTGACCTGGTATCTGAGTACGCACTACCACGGAATCTCCGGTTACAACGTCGACATCATCGCCAACAGTCAGGAACAGGCCATGACTTCCTTTAATGACATCTACGAGGTGCTGGAGCTGACCTGGGCCAAGTCCAAAAAGTTCTTTTACAAGACTAAGCAGGTGATTGTGAACCTCAAGACCAACAGCTATATCAAGTACAACACCTCGAACTCTAGAACTAAGGACGGCCGCCGCTCTGCCTGTCTGGTGTTTGACGAGGTACACGAGTATGAGGACTGGGATTTAATCAATGTGTTCCGCAGCGGATTCGGAAAGCGAGAGCATGCCCGGATTTTCTACATCACCACCAATGGCTACGTCCGCGGTGGTGTTTTGGATGAGCTCCTGGAGTTGTCGGATAAGGTACTGTCAGGGGAGATCACCACTCTACGATTCCTTCCTCTTATCTATGAGATTGACGAGGAGGAGGAGCGGGATGACCCGGCCATGTGGGTGAAGGCCAATCCTTCGCTGCCGTACTTCCCGACACTCAAGTTTCAGATGGAGCAGGAGTATGAACTGGCAAAGCACCAGCCATCCATGGCCAGTGAGTTCATGACCAAGCGAATGAACCGCCCGGCAGTGGACTCTTACACCGTGGTGGCCCCGTGGGAGAAGATTGTGGCTACCGATCAGCCTATTCCGTGGAAGGAGCTTGAGGGCCAGCCCTGCATTGGGGCTTTCGACTATGCGCAGATTAATGACTTCGCTTCCTGCGGTTTGCTCTTTAAGTATAAAGGCAAGCGTTACTGGGTAGAGCACACCTTTGTGTGCCACCTGGCGCTCAAGATGGAG